ACATAGAGACAGACAGGGAGAAATTTTACTTCAACAAAGAAGTGTTAGTCGATACGGGCAACTTCGGTTCACACAATGACGATTTGAACATGAGGCGGGCTAGGTCTAACGATGAGCGAATCTTAATCCAAGACAACTCAATGACATTCACCTCTGCGGGCAACAATATCATAAAGATTGATGGTACTAACAAGCGAATAGGAATCAACAATACTTCCCCTGAGAAAGACCTACACATCAAGAACGTCAATGAGGCGACAATCCTACTCCAAAAGACCGAGGCGGGTGAGCATTTCCCACGAGCAACCGTACAGTCAGCAGTCAATGTCCATGTGGCTGACATCGCAGGTGCGGTTTCCGCTAACGCAACGAGCGTGACCATTGACGGGTCAGGAGCTAGTAGTTTCGCTTCGAGTGGCAGGGCCGAGATAAGGTCTAACCAGGACACGTTCACCTATACAGGCAAGACCGACAATGGCGATGGTACATTCACGCTCACAGGCATACCCTCAAGCGGTGACAATGCCATAACTGCCACAGACGACAATGCGGTGGTCATCAACCATCCTGAGACATTCACGATTGATGGGGGTAGCGGACAAGCATCCATGCCCACAAGCGGGACATACTTCATTCATCGGACAGGCGACTCCTTTACTGCTGATTACAGCTTCAACTCCGGAACAGGCATTGGTACTTTCACCAACATAGTTGGACTCAGGGAGAGCCTGGTCGATGGCGACATCGTGGACTCGGATAGCCCCACAACAGCAGTCATCGGCTTCATGGGCAACGATCAGAGTGGAAGCGGTGGCAGGATTGGTTCCTCGATAAGCCATGTGGCTACGTCTGCCTTTGGCGATTACAGACTAGATTTCGGTGCAGGTTCTTATCTTGAGAAGAATCCGTATTATGAAGCAAACGAGTTCAACTACTCAGTCGAGACTGTTCCGAGGATGTCCATCTTGGATAGCGGATTGGTAGGCATAGGCACTACGACTCCCTCAACTGAACTTCATCTATCGGGTGCTAACCATCCCTCAATAAGAATTACTGGAACAGACAATTCCAATGCTGACCCTGCATTTGAGTTACTTGGAACTGCTAACTCCTTTGCAGAAGGAGGGCAATTGTGGTATGACAACGGTACAGGAAAATTACACCTATCTTCATTATTTAATTCTGACAATGCAGACATACAGTTCCACACTAGAACTGCCGCAGATAGAAGCACTTCAAATGTAAGGATGACAATAAAGGGAAGCGGAAATGTAGGAATAGGCACTACGAGTCCTACCGGAAATCTTCATGTCGATAGAAGTTCACTTGCGGCGGCATCATTGACATTCGGTGCGAGTGCTGGACAGATATTCACGAACGAAAACTCCGAGTTTGCATTCGGTCTGCACAACGCAAGCCCCTACCCACTATACATTCAGGGGAGGACACACACCGATGGGGCTAGACAAATAGTTCTCAACCCACTAGGGGGCAACGTAGGTATCGGTGCTTTGGATGCCGATGACGCACCACTACACGTTAAGCACACAGGCGATGGCAGTACGACAGCCATCTTTGAGAACACGAATGCTAGTGCGAACGAAGGGCCAATCATTGACTTGTATAGACATTCAGGATCTCCCGCAGTAAATGATATGATTGGGACAATTCTGTTCACAGGCGAGAATGACAATGACGAGAAGGTGACATATGGTGAGATTCAAGCATTCATAGAAGATGAAACCGATGCTACTGAAAACGCCGCATTCCAATTCAGACTGTATGAAATGGGAACTCCAAGAGAGAACCTACGAATTGCATCCAACCAAATCACATTCAACAACACCGAGAGAAACGTGGATGTGCTGATTAAATCAGACGATGGTTCGACAAACTTCTTCTCTGATGCAAGTGCTAATCGTGTGGGTATAGGCACTACGAGTCCCGGTGGTAAATTACATCTTCTTGATTCATCAACCCTAACAACGATATTTGCCGGAACACAATCAAGCGATGCAACAGTAGTTGATTTATCGTTCAGAAACGGCACAGACTCAATTGCTCAAATTGGCGTTCTCCGAACTAATAATGATGATGAAGCGGCCATGATATTCGGAACTCAGCCGAATGGTGGCAACGTCACTGAAAGAATGAGAATTGATTCTGCGGGTAATGTCGGAATAGGCACTACGAGTCCCTCAATGCCACTTCATGTTGAAAGTGCAGAAAACGACTTAGCACTATTCAAATCCACAGATGCAAACGCAGGGATAAAGATAGACACACCCAATGATGGATATGCAGTAGTGTTCTTCTCAGAGGCGGGAACTAACAAGTGGAGTCTTGGTAAGTTAGCAAGCAACTCTGATAAGTTCTCCATCTATGATGAGGTGAATACCACACCGAGGCTAGTTATTGACACATCGGGTAATGTCGGAATAGGCACTACGAGTCCCGATGCTAAACTCCATGTTGAAGGAAGTGTGTTAATTGACGCATATAACCAAGGAGCGGGTGCGGGTTTATTCTTCCGCGAGGGATTCCTCAATACCAACCAACCCTCAATCACAGTAGCAGACCATAGCGGTGCAAACCCCGATGGGCTTTGCATAGCAGCTCATGATGGCATATCATTCAAACTGAATGGTGGCACTGAGAGAGCAAGAATCTCCTCAGATGGTTATCTTGGAATCGCCACCACAAATCCTCTGTATCCGATTCACATAGACCACAATGCGGGAAACCCCGCCACAGACAACGACTTTGCCATCTTTGTCGATCACGATTCGTCAGGAAGCGGGGCGACAGGCGGCGACAGGGAACAGGGTGCAATATATGTCGATGTGGACTCATCTGCAACGGGCGGCGACCAATCCAACGAACACCGATTGTACGGTGTTTGGTCGGATACGAGAGTAGGCGGTGCAGGTGATGCCGATGCGGTCTATGCCATATATGGATATGCAGAGGCACAGAGAAGTAGCGCGACTACTACTGCGACTAGCAATCTAGCAGGTGGTTACTTCGTAAGTGCGACTGATGACTCAACTGCGTCCGCCACAATAAGCGGTATGTATGGTGTCTTTGGATCTGCATCAGTTCAAGACACAGGAGTTGTATCCAATGTTCACGGTGCGCGTGGACAGACCACAGTGAGTGGAAACAGGGTCGGAAATTTAGCAAACATCAGGGGTGTTTCCGCCGAGGTCGATATTGGTGGTAGCAGGTCAGGCGGCGACATCACGATAACACAAGCAAGAGTGTTTGAGGGTGTCTTCGACCATAACGTGAACACGGGGTCAGGGGATGCGGCAGTCGTCACCAATGCATATATGTGGTACGGGAACTATGCCGTGACTCAAGCAGACCAGATTGGTACTAAGTGGGGTATGTACCAAACCAACGAGGACAAGAACTACTTCTCTGCGCCTTTGGGAATCAACGACACCACTCCTAGCGGTGACTTGGACATCATAGGTGCAGGAGGCGGCAACGGTGACATAAACCTCAGTAGGACAAGCGGTGCAACAGTCAATGTCCAAGCACAAGCGAGCGCGGGAATCATCGGAACCACGACCAATCACAACTTCCAAATCAAGACGAACGGCTCTGTGAGGGCGACAGTCACTACTGCGGGCAGATTGGGAATCGGAGACACATCTCCCGATGCCATGCTAGATGTCGAGTCCAACGATGGTAGCGTCCCTACTGGATTCTTTTACAGAAACGATTCAAGCACACAAGCATCATTGATGAAGTTGGTCGAGGACAGCGTGTTCGCAGACAGCCCTACGCTTGAGGTCATAACGGACAGAACAGACGGAGCCATACCTTCAATCAGCGTAGTTGGTGGTGCGGTAACGGCAAGCGGGCCTAACGGATGGGGAACCTGGGAACACAGGCATTTCTATGCTAGGAACTATGGCACTCAAACGGGTCAAGGTTCAGGATTACATCACATAACAGATGGAGATGAAGGAAACATAAACGCCTTTTCCCTGCCATACGATGCGAAACTAAGAGCAGTTCAAATCACATACAACACATCAACAAATCAATCAAGTAGCACGGCAGACCAAAAATGGAGACTGTTCCACAGTGGGGATGCGGCAAATGTAGTCACGGACATTACTGTGGACATAAGCAATGATTTCTCAAATCCAAATGGCAATCAATACATTCATTTAGCAACGGGCTTAGATGTGGATATGCCTAAAGGGAAGGGATACTCAATGAGAAGAGAAACAGGAAACCTAGACATATTCATCGTGAAGATAGATCTTTACTTCACAAGACACACAACGAACTTCTGAGGAATTAACATGGAACGTCAAGCCGAGAAAATAGTGGAAGAAATAGAAGTGCCAGTCTTGGACGAAGATGGCAACATAATAGACATCAAGATTGAGAAGAAAGTCTCATGGGGGTTGCCGAAAGGTTACAGTGGCCCATTCTATGACGAAACGATAACTGATGAAGACAGGTTAGCAGATGCTTGGGATGAAGTCAGAGATGTTAGAAAGAGCCTATTGAAAGTGGTTGATGTTTATCAGGGAACTCTCCTTTACAACTCTTTGACTAAAACCAAACAAAACCAACTAGCCAAATACAGACAAGCTCTCTTGGACATCACTAACCAGGAGAGTCCCGAAGAGGCAATGAAGAGTTTTCCAAAGACTCCGAAATGGCTGAAATAATAATGATAGTCCTGACATCTTTATGAACCATGTGCATCTGAGGCGTTATAATGACTGATGAGCCAAGAACAATTACTATGGAAGAAGCAATCCCTATCCTGCAACAGCAGAGCGCAGATCGCTTAGTTCTGCTACGATTGTACCAAGCATACGCTTCTGAGATTTCAAACTTCACTACACAGAGAACCAACCAACTACAACGTGATGTGCAAGAAGTCCTAGCGGCACAACAAGCTAGGAACCCACTTCCTGATGACGTTATAACGGAAGAAGAGGAAGAAGAGGAATCAGATGAAGAAGATTCCGACTCTGAGTGATAGTTGCTAAATAGCATTGTCAATCTAGCCTAGCACGATAGCATATGGCGAATGCACTATACAAGGGAGATCTCGCAGAGATTTCGTTCGGTAAAGAAACAGGGCTAAGGTGTGATGGGGCCACTTGGACATTAACTTCGAGCACAACAAGTACGAGCACGATTACAATCGGCTCGGGTGCTTATTGGCACACAGGGTCATCAACAGTCGTTGAGATTCCCGATAACATCCTAGTTGGGTGTGTGGTCAAGATTACAGGCGGGACTAACTTCTCCGCAGATGACTACACTACGACAAGGAGAACGTACTACATCACTTCCAATGATACAGGAGCAGGTACAATAGTCGTTCAACCCGCTTTGGCTACGAGCGCATCCCAGGCCGCAGGTGCTTCTGATAGCCTAGTCATTGAGTCATTCAGATGCCCTACGTTCGATTCGGGCATGACGGATACAACGAACGGCCAAAGAGTCAGGACAGACCAATTCTTCGGATTAGTCAATGAGTTCGCAGTACCGGAACCACAGATAGACGTGAGGAAGCAACACGTCATTGGCATGGGCAGGGATGTCAATGTGATTACGAGTGGCCGTGAAACTCTTGAAGGTGGTTCTCTTGAGGTCAATGCCCACAGTATGAGGTGGCTCAAGTATGCACTTGGGGGGCATACGGCAAAGAGTAACGGATCATTGGCTACGTTGGCTGCAGCGAGCAATACGATTTCCGAGAAACATTTCAATGTTCCAGACTCGGTATCAGCAACGGGTAGGGCGGAATTGCAGTCCAATTCTGCAACTTCGGAAGACTATTCTGCTATTGCATCAACGGGAACGGTTTTCACAGGATTGGATAGCGTATCCACTACGACAGGCACAAACGTCATGATTGGTGCTAAGGTAGCATCAGTAAATAGCACTACTGCCGTTCTAACCGCGAAGACTGTATTTGCCGTCACAAGCGGAACTGCGGCAGGTGTCCTCAAGGTGAATGATAGCGGGACTACGAAATACGCATCATACACCGGAATATCCTCTAACGATGTCCAGGGGATAGCAGACATCGACTCCGGTGCGGCAGCTCTAGCACTTGTTCAGAACAAATGCGTAGTGCTAATGCCCCCAATCGCAGGTGCAATATCCATAGGAGATACGAGAGTGAATGTAGGGGCAACTGTTCGTGCCATGTTCTCAGTCGGAGATTACATACAGATTATCGACAAAGCCACTCATCAGATTCCTGGTCAGGATGGAACGCCACCTACGATATTCAAGCACGAGATTCGGAGAGTCATAGCAGTCGAGGGAACTCACGTTCACGTTGAGGAACCATTCCTGTTCGCCCACGCAACGACTGATTGCGGGGTCGATAGGCTACGATACACCGCAGATGCATCGAAAGGTAGCCCTAACATCAATGCCACCACGAAAGAGCTCCAGAACGGCGTGACACACACACTCTTCGGTCACAACACCGTACCCTCATTCACAGTTGAGCAATCTCTAAGGAACAGCGATGCTACTCCTGGTGGTGAGCAATTACTCAGACTGTATAGCGGATGCAAGGTAGGAGATGCCACAGTATCAGCAGACACAGAGGGCGAGTTGAAAATCCAATGTGGATACCAGGCAGCTAGGCACTACACAGACACCGGCAATATGTTCTCACCTCACAGGATGTTCGACAACACGGCATCCACTAGCGCAAACAGAAAGGTTAGCGGGATAGCAGTCGATGGCGAGAAGCCATACCTGTTCCAAGACATTAGCATCGAGGTCTTTGGAAGGCCCGTTCTCAGAGCTACATCCTTTACCCTGAGTATGACTAACACCAACACCGCACGATACTTCATCAGGGGATACGAGGGACAAACTGCTGATACGGATCAGGTGCAACACGGTGCTACACAGACACCTCTTGACATTACAGAGGGAGTGAGGGAATACACCTTCACCTTCAAGGCTCTAGTTGAGGATGACAGGCTATGGGAAGAGTTGAGGACTCGAAGACACCATCAGAACACCAATGACATCACCTTTACGATGACTAAGGCGGGAAGTGCTACCACGAGACAAACTGCGACAATTACCTTAGAGGACTACACAATCATGAAGTCAGATCATCAGATACCTTCTGACAAAGGCCCAATAGAGGCAGACTTGGAATTGGTAGTCCGTCACATGAAGGTGACTGAAAACAATCCATACTTCATTTTATGAGAAAAGAGTAATGAACCATTGAAGAGGAGCGTTATACAATGAGAATAACCGGATTCATCACAATCAATGGCTCAAGGGAGTGGCTTGATTGGACTTTGACAGGTGACGGAATTGTTGAAGGCCCAGGTCTGAGTGCAGCAGAGATAACCTATGAAGGTTCGATTATAGCACCTGTTGAGGAAGCAATAGCACCAACAGATGGGTATGAGGATCTTACTGTTACTGAGTTGAAAGTTCAATTGACACAAAGAGGATTGCCAATCTATGGCAACAAGGAACAACTAATTAGCCGATTAAGAGAGTGGGATGTTGCCAATCCCTCCGGCTTAGAACAGACTGATGTTGGGGAAGCAGAAGTCGCACCAGAGGCAGGGGATGGAGATGATACCGTCTATCCGCCCGAGGATGAAGGAGAGGTAGAGGATGGCTCTGAAAGCGAATGATTTTCTCTCCATCTCATCAGCCGTGAGGCATGAAGTTGAGACACCTATTGGCCCTCTTGTTGTGTTTGTCAAACCGATGACTTGGATTCAGCAACAGGAAGCAGTCTCGCGCTTCGTTGATTTTAGAATTGCAGATGATGGAGAAGTAGCTCCAAAGATTGATTTCGGTGGCTATTATTCCTATGTCTTGTTGAATTGCATAGAGAGGACAGACCCCGCCATATCGAAGAAAGATATACTGAACATAAGTCCCGAAGTCGGTAAGGCGATAATGAGTGTCCTACCAGGAATCACAGATCTTACTGATGCTCTTGCTGGCGGTGAACAAGCCCCTTTGGCATAACCTACCCTCAGTTGCGAGCATTCATCCACTCGGACGGAAGGGTAGGAGACTTCACACCAGAACAAAGCGTAGCCCTGTCCTATCAGACCATTACCTACGTTCTAGGCAGTCATTTCAACTGTCCTCCCCATTCCTGGGATGACCAACCTCCTGAGAAGGTACACTTTCTGTATAACTTCGTCAAAGCGGTACAGGAAAAGCAATCAGAAGACATAGAGAGGGCAAGAAAAGATGCGGGGCGTTATAACGCCGGAGGAAAGCGAAATAAAGGCCAACCTTTACGCACGACAAGTGATAGTGCCACCCTTACAGATAGTTTTGACCTAATGAACGCAAGATTGAGGGAGCAGGATGGCTGATAACGGCATTGCAGACTTCGTAAAACAAGTTACCCTCGCCAATTCTGCTCTTAGTGGCAAGTTCAACAAATCAATGGGTGGAACCCTTGCTAAGACTACTGCGTTGCAGAAGGCGTTTGGCCCCTTTCTTGACTCGTGGATTAAGATAAAGTCAGTAGTGGAAATGGCTTTGTCACCCATCTCTGCATTTCTAGTCCCTTTTGGTTTGATGAAGAAGACTGCTGATGGTATCAAACTCACCTTTCTCGGATTAGTCGGTGTATTCATCGCGGTAACAGCAGGTGTTGCAGCGTTAGCAGACAAATTCGGAGTAAGTAATGAGGGTACTGAGAAGTTGAAAGAGGCAATGGGAGGCTTACGGGATACGTTCCAAGAGATTTTGAACAAGATACAAGAAGTGGATTTCCAAAAAATCTTAGACAACGGCACAGAGGTCTTCAATGGCTTACTGTCATTGCTATCAACGGTTGCTGCTGAAATTGTAACGTGGGTTGATTTTGTCATTACGACATTCCTCGAACTACCTGCAATCTTTGAAGATCTCGGATTTATAGATACATTCAGAGAATCATTCAATGAGGTATTCGTTGCAATTGAGGGTCTAATAGGTACTGTGAAAGATGCATTGACTGCCTTTGGGGGAGAAGGTGCAAGCGTAGCTGAGATAGTCGGCGGTGCATTTGAGACAATAGGAACTAAATTAGTAGAGATGGGTGCAGCCGATTTAATCAACGGGATTATTGATGTAATCGGGGAACTCGTGGAGTTAGTAATCAACCTAACCACAGTATTCATTGATTTAGCGACAGAAATAGGAGGCTCGGATGCCTTCGGGGTCTTTGCCGATGCTCTCGAATCGGCTCTCGGTGTTGCATTTGATACACTAAATGGATTTTTGGATTTTGTTGGTGGGATGCTAGGAACCATCAATGATGCCCTAGCAGGGGAAATAACTCTTGGTCAGGCGTTTGACCAAGTGGTTGAACACATAATGAATGCAGTTGATGGAGTAATAGAATACCTGAAAAATATTGATTGGATGGGGATAATCGGAGATGGACTTGGCGTATTGGGAGATTTAGCAGGTGGGGCGGCGGATTTCCTTGGCTTCTCAGAGGGAGGGATAGCATCCGGCCCGACAAGCGGATACCCTGCTATGTTGCACGGCACGGAAGCAGTTGTTCCCCTTCCTGATGGCAGAAGCATACCTGTATCTCTTGAAGGGACAGGCGGTGGTGGTGGAGGCAATGCTACCTTCAACATCAATGTGAGTGGTGGTAAAGGGGATCCCGAATCAATTGCCAAGGCAGTCGGCAAGGAAGTCCAGCGAGTGTTCAAGTCGCGTTCTAGGTCTGGTGGATACGGGAGGGGTATCTGATGCCTAAGATTCAACTCATAAAGCGAGACAGTAGTGTCTTGGAGCTAGATGCTGAAAACATCCAATTTGACTTGACTAGAATTATCACCGCACACGCTTTACCTATCTTCAACACTCGTGCCGCCATAGATTTGAATCAGACGAATATCAACATCATACTAGAAGGAATCATCACAGACGATGTTTCTGCTAGTCCTGGTGTGGGTTCCGCCTTTACCATTGATACATCCATCAATGGCAGTCAGACACTAGAGGCTACTTGGTATGAGTTGTTTGCAACTTGGAACGCAGTTAAGACTGAATTAGATGGAGTCGAGATACGATTCAAAAGCATAGGTCAAATCAATGCTAATCTCGGAGAAGACATCACAATCAAATTGAAGAATGGAGCGGGGAGTAGCACAGTAGCCACCAATAGCATCATCCTAGTGAACATAGCATCAACCACGAGTAGTGACAGCCTATCCGACACGATAGCGTCTGCATTAGGTGGTGCTCAGGTCAAGGTGGATACGGTCACTACTAATTTCTCAGATATATTCACAACGACTCAATCATCAGGACAACTAGAAACACTATCTCAGGACAGCCAAGGTGGAACAGGCTTCAACGGTGAGAAAATCACAATCAGAAACAAAACGGCTGGCCCTGCTGGCGATCATACTGTTACGGTTCAGAAAGATAACGCAGGGCAAGCGTGGACTAAGCAATTCCTTGTGACTAATGCACTAGGCGGACAAGCGGCAGTCCAATTGACTATGGAAGATAAGGTGCAAGACCTACTCAATCTTGCTAACATGAGTGCAGGAGGTGGCTTGGTCAGCCCTAACGCTCTTGCTGGTTCTGTTGTCGATATACCCGAAGGCGTTGCTTCTTTCGATGCATCCAAGTTCCTGAGAGTGGATGAGGCAAAGACGGTCAAGAAATACATCGTTGGCATTAGGATACCCTATGAGTCATTAGCCTCCTCAACCACAGGGAACAGAGTGTTGAGGCAATATCTAATTCCGTCAGGCATAGGCACAGATTTTTCTGCGTCTGCCAATACTGCCGAGTTCGATCCTACTAGCGTTGTAAATAACCAAACAGTGAGGCCAAACCCATTCTTGGAACAGGGTATAGCCATACCTGCTATATTGACGATGTTCAACCCAAATTACAATGCGGGCGATGGCTATTGGTCATACTCTATGACTGTCGCAGCAGTTGAACAATTGGTGGGTATATGATATGGGCATTGTGAGATTTCATGGCAAGGCTCTCCGTCTGAATGGTTTGACAGATGGATTAGTAGTGCCAACGGGTAAATTCAGAGAAGCAGGTTTCGACTTGAGGCCAAAGGAGTTTGCCGCCTCTATCAAATCAACTAAGAGTCATGCCACGAAGACGGGCAGAATGCATATCGAATCCCCTTCTAACCCCCTAAATGCAATCAGAGGAGCGTTCACCATTGATGCATATGTCATACCTGATTACGGTGGAGTGATTGTGGAGAAGCCTGGTTCATTCAGACTAAAGTACGGAGAGCCATTCTCAAATGGCAAAATGATATTCGAGGTACATACCGCAGACAGGCCATACACTCTCTCAACAGCCTTTGACGTATCAGTGAAGACATCTAGCAACTCAGGGGTATATTCTTCCTCATCCAATGCACACCGCCCTCAAGACATTACCACAGGACAACAAGGATTAGTTCTAGTCACAGCTCAATACACTCAAGATGAGTTGAAGTGTTATATCAACGGAGACTTGGTAGCGGATTTGAATCTAGGTGGTGAGGGGAAACTACTGCAACAATCCTCATCTGACATATTCATAGGTGGAAGAGGCGGCGAGTTCAGAGGCATCATAGAGAGCATCAGAATCAATCAATCAATCGACACTCCTGCGATAGAGCCTCTTGTCAAGACAGAAAACACGTTTGGCTTATGGCAATTCGATGACGAGTATGACATACCCGAGGTGTTTTTCTTTGACAATGCACGACCTGGAACTACCCATCAAGGAAGAGATGGCCCTACTACTCACGATGGTTTGCTTGATGTTCCAATGGTCGGAATCGGTTTTGATTTCAACACGACTCATTTCAAAATAAGGGATTACTCTGCTAATCCTGGCGGGCCAACAGACAGATACACAGCTCTTGAGAAACTAGCTGCGCTAACACAGGGCATACCTTTAGAAGAAGTCAAAGACCAAACGTGGTACACCTCAACGCTTGATTTAACAGACCAAGCCTACTTTACAGGAGTCAAATCAACGGTTCTTAACGCAGTGATAAATCACGCAGGAACAAGCCCTACAACCGGAATTATAACGCCTCCTGATTCTCAGAATGTTAGATTCTCAGGAAACGTAGTTCTTGGAACATCATCGACATCCACACTGAACCCCTCAGTAAACCGTGTGGAGAGAGTCAGAATAACAGGATTAGACTTTGCAAATAATAGGGTGAACTGCACTTCCGTTCACTTAGCCAACGATGCTGCGAATGGAACCATTGACAACCTCCCAACCACGCAGGGACACATCTTCTCACACACAGACAACACCCCTGTGTATTTCACGTTAGGCAAAGCGGACTTGCTTATTGACCCAGGTAACGAAGAAACGCATAATTCTGTATCTAATCAGCGTACTAGGAAGAAAGACACTTTCACTCTAGCTCAATACACTCAAAGCCAAAGATTCTCTGATGCATCGGGATTCTCGAATGATGCATATTTCTTCTCAACAAAGAGTCGAAGCACTGCATTGACCGATGCCAATACACTATACGATCCTAGCGATACATATTCAGGGATGGGGGCGGTGACATCTTACACTCTTGTAGAGGGAGATTTCTATCTCAAAATGTTGCCATCTCCTGATGAGCAGACTGTGAAGCAGACTGTTCAAGGTATTGCTAACACCTTCACATACACCAATGAGAATGTGGCAATTCATAGTCTCGTTTCTGAAAATGAAAGAGTGAGAGTAACCGAACTTACATATCACGGCGAAATATCAAACATAATCAACAAGGCCACCACACTCTCGGCTACTGACTCAGGTAGTAGCAGTAGCAATGTGTTCAACAGAATTATTGTGGAGCATGGCGTAGGTTTCTTTGATAAGACGATTAGTCAGAATGTGTATGCCTCAACTAGGGACGAGATCGTAGCAATAGCAGTAAGCGACATCAAACCGTTTATGCTCAAGGGATTAGATGTTGGTCATACTGCTGAATTCTCAAATGGAGTGCCTACAAATGACAACTATATTCGTCATCTGACTCCTGAAAAGGATAGCAGAATAGCCGTGATAGACTCTCCTGCCGCATTAGTGAGTGCCGGTGGCCCCAACCAAATTCAAGTTCATTACAACGCCATAGATTTGACAGGAGAGGTGGTAGCAGGTACGAGTCTTGCTACTGGTGAAGTCAGCACGAAGTTACAGCCCGATCATGCAACAGGAAATGCGGGCTATCTGGTCGTTTCTAAGACCGTTCCCTGTGGTAGTGCCGTCTTTGGTAGCCGGACTGTCTCAGATTGGCTTAGACGGCCTTATTCGGGCAATCAAACAGACGGTGATGCCATACTCTTGACCATCACCTCTCCTGGTGGTTTGGTAAACTTACCAACAACCAACTTCAATGACAAGCCAGCATCTCACACTTTGACCTCTAATCCGACAGGAGACATCACCCCATCCCCTTTCATCAACATTGAAGAAACCGTCTTTGGTTTGGGAACCGGCATCAGAGGATACGGCCCACCGCAAGCCATAGCTAGTACCAACACCCCTGATGACAGTAGTAACTCAGATTTCCATCTGATGTATATCACGACCCCACCTGGGTCAAGTCGCAAAACCCATGTGAGTACGAAACTTACACCGCCATCTCTTCGCAGATCTAACTTTACGTTTATGGACGTGATAGACAATGAATTGACAGGTAACTCAAATTTCGTGCTTGCACACCCATCTAATCGTACAAAGTGTTGCACACTTGATGATGTTGCGGATGCCTCAACATCACCGTTAGAAAGCTCAACTGCGACTTTAGAGAAGACATTGATGAGAGGGCGAATCGAAGAAATTACTCCACAAACAGGGGAGGGAGAGGGTGAATCTATGGTCACAATAAGAGGTCGGTCAATACTGATGGATGTAATTGACCATCGCTCCTCAAGGGATTTCAATATCGGACAAGGCTCACCTGTCAAGGAAATCGGAGATCTTGGAACACCTACTGTCACAATGACGCTCGGAGGATTAGGTCAAGGAGGTGTGGACATACAGCCGACATATACAGAGCATCCTTTCTTACCAGGATGGAAGGACAAGATTGTAGGAGCAGGGAATGCATCAGTCCGCAACGACAAACAGACTTCGACATACTATGCCTCAACAAGAGCGATAACCGAAATCCCTCTGTTTCCTTCGATGTTTTTCGATGTGGATGGGCTTATTCAAACGGGTAATGATGCTCGAACTCCAATTGATGCTAGTAAATCATTCAAATTCACCATAGATTGCACAATGGCTACAAACAGACCTGAGATGAGAGAAAACGAATCTAGGTTTGCAGTTGATTGGGGGCAAGTCTCTCAGGTTTCCGCGCTTGAAGTCACAGATCAACTGTATGATTGGACAGGAGGCTCAAACAGATTTTTGATACGTTGTCAGCGACCTTCCGTCCAAGCAGTAGTATCATCATACAACAATAACGTCTTGACAGTTGATGATGCAACAGCTTTCAATCCAGCCACAGGTGAGAGGGGCTTGCAAGCAAACTGTGCCACTAATTTCTATGTCACCATCGGTGAAGGAGTTCTCAACAACGGATTCGGGATTGTGGCAAAGGCGACCTATACATCAGAAACCACTTTGACATTGAAGAATTTAGATGGTTCGACAGGCACAAACGAAACATGGAATCCTACTAATACGGCAAGCAATGAAAGTAGTAATTTAGGAAATATAGATGCAGGTATGACTGTCACGCTTGGAGGTTTCTTAGTAGTGGATGGTGCTGCTACTGTCGCCAATGATTCATCGCCAATCATCATATCCCTTGCCGACATCTCGGGATTCACTAACGATCAGTTCGGACAAGGAGATATGGATAGAGTAGCAAGCGCATTAGCAACCGGAGTCCAAACGATAATCGGGTTGGGAGCAAATGCGGTTCACGTTGATCCCTACAATTCTTCACGTTATCTGTTTCTTGACGGCCCAAACATGGAGGCTTTTGAGTTCGACTCTCAAGGGCTGCATGAGAGTTTCAATGACAAGAAGTCATTGCACCCCGTTGTGTGTCGAACAAATTATTTGTCTTTGAAAGGTAAGAAATCAAATGGACTTGCTCTTGAACACGTTCGCCCCCAAGAGATTGATTTCCATGACATAGCAAATGCAAAGGGAGATTTCAATCTATGCGTTGCCGAGGTAATTAGGAGAATCAACATGGCAGGTCATCCACAAGCAAAGAATAGTCAAGGTGGTAGTGCCTTTGACCCACCACCTCTTTTCCCCATAGTTGCAAGCAACAAAGACACAGGGACGCATATGGGTTATGTTAGAGCGTTCCTCGGCAAAGACACAGAAAGCCGTGACGGGGAGTCGGGAAAAACAATAGTCATTCATAGCACAGTTCCAGGGGCGGCTGGAAGAAACTTCAACGTGAGACTGAGCAACAGAACACCCTACGCTTACAAACCGGATCAGGTGATTGGATTTGGCGGGCCTTTGACAACGAATAGCAGGATGTATCAAACGAACTCGTTCGCATCTCCGATGCCGATAGGTGCAGACGGCGAAACATTTGTTCCCATTTCGACCTTTCGAGGAGCTCCAAGTGGTAGTGCTTTGGACTCATCAAATAGCGTGAGGTCATACAATGGACTTGGAGGTTCTTTCGTTGTAACTACTGTTGCAAGCCCAACTAATGAGAGGCTCATTGGCACAACGCCATCGGCAACGACCATGACGCTACCTACCTTGTCAAATTACGATCCGGCATCTGATACTGACCTTGACCACTTGGCAGTATCCACAAATGTTGAAGATTATATCAAGAGAATCACTAAGTCTACCGGCCCATTGCAGAAAGGCATACTACGAGTCGGTGACAAAATTGCAGAATTTCAAGGCATAGACCAACAAAGATTGCCTTTATCGAGCGATGTGACAACAAACTGCTTCTTGATTAGAAACATTGTCCCGAGAGATAGCCTGACTGATTTCATAGAGTCCTTTTATGATAGCGATGGAAATGCAATTGGAGGCATAGAAGTTGAATTGATTTTCCCTGGAACAGATTCAGAAGGCATTGTGTATTTCGGTGGAGGACACACAGGAGTTACATTCGACATCAGCGATGGGACAGCAAACGATTACAGCGATGACTTCCTGCACCATTACTCAAAAGGGCCAACCGGATTCTCAGGATTCCAAAACCTGCATGAGGTCAGCACGGCATCTGCGGTATTGGATTTCACTAATATAACGAACAACGACACAATAAATGACAATACCTTGCAAGGGGTTCATCATAGATTGAAATCCGATGGAAATTTGCAAAGGTGTCTTCTCTATGCACGATTGAATGACGGCACTATTACAGATGGAGATTACAGCCAAAGCGATGTCATCACAGAAGCATTGTACGGATCGAAACTCAGATTGACTAGAGGGTATGCTATGCTCACCCCCTCAACAAACTACACATCAGGAAGTAGCATGGCAATCACGAATACGGGAAACTCGAATACGTCTGATATTCTGCCAGGAAGCCCTTCTGCGTTGTCCACATTCATTGCACAGCAAAACAATGACACCTTCACCTTCACAGGTTTGACTGTGGGTTCAGGAAACGCAGGTACGCTGACTGGTGTAACAGGGGCTACTGCTGTCAATGCAGGTGTCGAGATACTCGTGGCACGAGGAAGCAACAAGGTGCAGACTATGACTTCAGTAAATGGCCCTGCATACTCTGTTGATACCACTTCCAAAGGTCTTATTTTCAGAGGTGGACAGTCAATCGCAACTCACTTTTGGAACGGTTCTTCCACCCTATTAGAGTACGGCCCCATGAGTGAGTTCGATATAACTGATGACTGGTCTATCAGCGCGTGGTTCAAGCCAAGTGAGACATCATTTGCAGATAACAACAAAATCGCATCAGGGCCGATAATAAGTGGCAGAGATAAGAACGATAGGAATTGGGGGCTGTTTCTGTTTGGCAGTCGTACCTCTTCCTCTGAGCAGACCATCTCGTTTGCTATGGCCTACCACGATGGATCGAATCACAAGATTGCAAGGAATAAGGTAAACGATGGCGGAATTAAAATAACCGACAACGCATGGACTAACATCATAGTGACTAAGAGTGGGACTACCATCACAATGAGAGCGGGAAACTCGGAGCGTCTTAGAGGGTACAATTACAACCAGAATGCCAACCAAGATACTACTAGCATGATTAACTTGGGAAGTGGAGTATTCAACACGGGCAATGTTAGAAGCCTAGAAACCGTGACTGCTCAACACAATTTCACGGCTAACCTTCCTGAGTTTTTGGGAGGCACAGTCAAGACAGGAATGTGCTTCATCGGTGTTTCAGCAATCAGGAATCTTGAGACAATCTTTGCTGTTGATGCCGATGAGTTATTCACGGGCCACTACACCGATGTTACGAGTTCTTCACAAGGAGATCACGCAGGTGTTTGTGGAACGATGGATAGTAGTGCCTCTTACACAGGAGGAGGCATAGCTGCCGGAGAAAATTTGTATTTGTTCAACTGTGGTTTGTCCGAAGTAGGAGTATTCAATTATGCATTAAGTCAAAGTGAGTGTGAAGAGATTTATGCGGCAAGGGCGGTGTGGTAATGGCTAGGCACATCAAACAACTATACCCTGCTAAAGTCACTCCTATGGGTTCAGCAACAGGATACCCTGCTAGTGGTTTCTTCGCAATGCATATCACCTATCCAGATACAGAGTACGATGACGCTGTGACTGATTGGGAGTATGGCGAAAACACGAATGACCAATGGAAGCAAGGGCTTACGGTAATTGTTCGCACTCCGATTGCCACCGCCTCTGCACCTGCGGAGGACACCAATGTAATCGTGGTTGATCTGAAACAAGCCGCTACGGATGACACAAATAGCAAGACCTACGACTTAGGAACGGAAGAAGCGACTAGACTCATCGCAGCCAAAATCAATAGCAGAAGAGTAAAGCAGGTCGGAGAACACAGCAAATCGAGATACCTGCGAGCTAGATATGTCAGAATGTCAGGCTCACCTAACATTACAGGAACGGCCACTCTTGCTAAGTCTGCTCAGGTTTTGAGAGTCAAGTTAGACTCTAACTTCCTAAATGGATTCCCGTCAGATTTGCCTCAGTCAGGGACAATTACTTACAGTGATGGCAATCATACGAATCTTGCGATAACATACACAGGGGTAGCAGCATTCAGAAGAGGGCCACAAAGACTAGCCGGTTTGCCAACTGCAAGTGGTTCATTTGTCGATTTCACAGTATCCGGTGGCACACTTCAATCTCAGATAAATCAAGTGGGTGGGTCTTACCCTGAAGAGTTGAATGCTTCAACCGCAACTGTGACTATTGCAGGGGAACCCGAGAAACACACGATGGTGCTTACCTGGGAGACAGTAACCTGTAATGCCGCAGGTGGTTATTGGGCGGCTGCTAATGGTGGGCCAATCTTCCAGGGAATAGGAGCTTCCGTACCCACTTGGTATCTAGGGGCTAAACCTATGGATGGAGGTAACATAGGCTTACCTGCGCCTAATTTCGATTCAAGAGGTTCAACTGCTGTTGCACACTCATCCGGTCACGGATATGTCAGATTCAGTATTGAAGGGCTAAACTCTTGCAATCTTCCAGACATACCCCCTCCTGACTACACAGTCACCGAACCATCCATCGCACATATTACCAAAGCCGACTCAGACACTACGGGTTCTAACAATATCAAACTTGCAGATATGGAATATGGGACAACATTTCCTGCATCATCAGGAGATATGCTCCATCTTAACAACGGATATAGGGCAACGGCTACAAATAATTCTAACAATATGCTCTCTGATTCACATGACAATCTCACCAATGTCTCATATGTTGGAAACTTTGAGAGTGCAGGTATTGATGGAGATGGTAGTGTAAATGTTCCCCGACCCATATTCTCATCAAAGACTCTCAACACCTCTAAGGTGTCGGGTCTTCAAATAACAAATGAAGAGAGAGTGTTCGAGGACATTATCACCACAGACGATCAAGGAAACAAACTGACTTTGTTCGGCAAATCTCCTTTCGGAGTGGTCATCAAGGACTATGCCGTGCAGAACACTAGGATTGACCCCACTACGGGAGAGGAAATCACAGGGCCATCCACGACAGACGGAAAACTAACGCCAAATATGCAGATACAACTACCAGACCTC